CCAGTTCTACCTTGAGATTTCATCAATCTCTCAGCTGTAAACTGAAGCTCAGAAGGAATGATCATTTTCAATCCTCTTGCTGCAACTCTTAGACCTCTTTCGTCAGTCATTTTACCAATGTCAATCATTGATTGTTCTAACGAAGTTTCGTTAAGATCTGCTTGAGTAGACAAAGTATTTTTGAAAGTACCTGCTACTGTAGGGTGAGATGTGCTAAATAAAGCGACGCCATCACCAGATTTGAATGTTCCAAATCCGTTGATAAGTGGGTCAACCGCTTTTACTTGTTTAGCATTACTCATAGATCTCGCTAAAGCTTTTGTATATCTAGACGCAAGTCTGTCATACAAATTATCCTCGATTGCTTCTTCAGTAATCGCGAATGCTAAAGCTACTGTCTCGTGAGTATATCTAGCTGAGAAGGTTTCTTGTGCTTCATCAAATGATACACCAGATCCTTCACCTTTCACCTGTGCGTTTCCAAAGCCAGATAACATTACTTCCTCTTCGAAAGCTCTGTCAGATGACTCTGCAGTATAAATCTCAGCATGCTGATTTTCATACCTTTTATATTCCAGCCCAAATAGTGCATTTAGGCCCGGCTCTAGTTCTTTAACTAGTTGTGATCTTGATATTGCCATAGTCTATATACTCCTATTATGATTGTAGTTCGACCAGATTGATACAAACAACAACAGATGCAAAAGCCGCCGTAGCGTCTTCATTCTCAGGATCTTCTGCAGATCTTAACAATCTAAATTGTTTGTCGTCGTTTCCAGTAACACCAATGTTTAAAGTAGCTGATGACTTACCAGTGGTATCGCTACCTGCTGTTGTGTTAAAGTCAAAAGTTTCTAAAAACAATGCTTGTGCTGCTGCATCGTCTGTTCCACATACATACTGCTGGAGAGGGTTGTCTAATACAAAGGCAGTTATGTCTTCACTGTTTGCAGGTGTGATTGTTGCTTTGTAAAAATTAGCAAACGTTGGCTTTAAAGTGTCAGCCGCATTGTAAAAGATACCATTTAAGACACCTAATACTGGAGCAGCAGAACCTTGTCCGCCAATCACATAACCTGAAGCAGATTTCAACGCTTCGCCATTGTAAATAGTTGTGCTATGTCCGGCATCGATAAAGTACTTACCTTGGTTCTGCACGCTTACGCCTGCAAGAGTTCCTGCTGGTACTAGACCGAAACCTTGTGTGTTTCTATTAGCCATAGTTGTTTTCTCCTATTTCAACAGTTGTTATTTAAAATCGATGATAGGGAATTGGTTGTTATCCCGAGAAATAAAATTATTTCTTTGTACCACCGAAGGTTACACGAGACTGCCTGTCAACATTGATAGGCATCCTCTGGTCTTGCTCCTTTAATAAATCGTTCGCTACAGCTTCGTCTCGTTCTTGATGACGGTTAGTCATGTATTCCGATCTTTGCCTAGCGATCTCTTCAGGTACCTTCGCAAGAAGAAGGCCACCAACCCCAATCACTCCCTTGTATTTCCCGTCTTCGAGAACTGGATAGTCACTTGCGTTTTCGATTTCTTCGGCACGAACTAATTCATAACCTTCTCTTAATCGTCCAGTTATATTTTTCGTATCTTGAAATCCTACGACTTCAGCTCTTATCCATCTATACCTGAATCCATCAGGTGCAGGGGGTGCATCTAGAGAAGATGGAGGAACCCACACTTTTGGTCTTTCAGACTTTGACCGTGTTTGGCTCGCACGAGAAGTTTTGTTATCTTTTTCCATTTTACGCTCCTTCCTTCGTGTTTTTTAATTGTTTTGCGTATTCTTCGAGTGGCACACCTAATTTTTTAGCTATTGCTAC